ATTCAGAGGGGGGGTAGATTTCGCGATGACCCCCCTCTATGCCTTTCAACCTTCTTGTTTATCCTCTTGTTTGAATACCTTTTCATAAATTCCTAAAATATTATACGAAATGATCTCATCAATAGCAGAGTCAATGGCCATTTCTTCATCAAGTGCGCTTAGTTCTTCTGAAGACTTAACAATTCTTGCTAAGTAGGCGCAGGTATTATAACCTTTTAGTTCATCATAAGCTAACCAATCATCGAACTGTGTGAAAGGATTGAATGGGTTGTCTATTGTTGTTAACATGCCGCTTGCCATGTATTATCCTCTCCTTTCATATCACAATACCTCTATTAGTTTAGCTGTCGATATACCTAAAGCATCTGCTATTTCAGCATAAGTCTTGCCTCTTGCTGCCATGCCTTTTGCTCTTGACACCATAGCGGTTGATAATTCTTTCCTAGTACGTGGAGTAGCCAATTGTTTTATCTTATCCATGTCTGTATTATTCAGTATTTGAGTCAATGTATTCGTATTAACTGCTCCTGCTTGGATAGCTTCCCACTCCCTAGGTGTGATTGGTATTGCTTTCTTCTTTGCGCCGACTCTAAGTCGTGCCTCCACTATGGCCTGCCCCTTAATTGTTTTAAGATCCGCTGGGTCCATATCTGGATTGTCTCTTTTCTTAGCAGCAACAACACTATTCGCTAACAATGTTGCTTGTCTTTCTAATGGGGCATTCTTTAATGCTATGTTTAGCTTTCCTTTTAATGAAGCAACCTCTAACTCATACGCTTTCTTAGCTGAAGGCGAGTAAGGAATGTATGGCGTGTTAACTGCTGTCTTCCTAGCAGTTAGTGCTAAACGTTTCAACTGTGTAGCATGACTAGCATACACGGCCTCAATGGTTGTGCCAGAAGATAACTTGAATGGATCATCTTCTTCCATCATCTTTGTTGAACGTGTAGTCTTTCTTATTACTTTGCCTTGTTTATTAGTGTATGTTTCTCCTGTTTCGTTATACAGTTTCTTTCCTGTTAAAGGATCAACATATACTCTTCTAATGTTCCCTGTCTTTGGATTTAGAATCTTAGCTCCTTCTTCTCTATGTGGCAACATCTTTTGTGAAGAGGCTTTTGATATTAAAGTAGAAGCGCCTGCTCTTTCACTGCCTTGATACCTTTTCTTTAACGCCGCAATTCCATTGTCAATGTATGATTGTTTATAATCTAATTCTTTTTTAACAGCATCGATAACAACCATTGAGTGCCGAACAGCTCTAGCTATTTCGCTTTGGTTCGCACCTTTAATAGTCATATCAGTAATAAGATTCGAAACATCGCCCATCTTTAGTTGTTTCGTTCTTTCTGTCATTGGCTTCACACCAGGACGAGGAGGGTATGCTTCTTTTGGATCAAAATCCATAAGCCCTTTTAATGGAGAAGAAGACTTAATACTTCCTTTTGGATTTGGAATAACAATAACTGTATCGCCATCAAAGTCTGCACCAGATAGTCTTTCAGCAACTTTAGGATGAATACCAACTGCATCTATAGCATTAGGGATTAATCTTTTAGCATCTCTTTGTTTATTATTTACAACTAATTCGGGTATCTCAAATCGTCCACCATGTGGATGGCGAATCAATACAACTCTTTCTCCATCTTTATAATTAGGGGCATAGATTTCTGTTTCCTTCATTTTTGGAAAAGGTAAAATAACATGTGTCTTTTGTCTTGGTAATGCTGCTGCCTTCAGGTGCACTGCTGCAGAATCGCAATCATCAGCAAAGCCTTCAAGTAACTTCCTTTTAACAGTGGGGTTTGTCAAAGACATTATCTCATCGAATTCGGTTTTCTTAGTAGTATACATTTGTCCTAGTTGTTTTTTAGCAAATGGATAAGGTTGTTTAGAAAGCATTTGGGAAGATAAACTCTTAGACCATTCTCCCCATCTTCCTTCTTCATTTAGTTTCTCTCCAGAAGACACAATATTAAGTGCTGACAAGTGTGTTTTTCCTGATGAATCTGTATAATGTCTTTGTCTAATTGTTGAGCCAAAAGGATTATCAGGGTCGTCACTAATTTTCTTCATGGAGTCAAGTTTATTGCCTGTATCATGTTTGCTACTGTTAAACATGATATCGATTCCTTTTGGTAAATCGTCGCTATACATAGCCATGCCTTTTAGATAATGACTTCCATCGACGCCAATTCTAACTTGTGCATATCTGGCCTTCCCCAAAGCTAATTCATCGACACCTCTACGAAGTTCGATTATCCCATCTTTATCTTTTCCTTCTTTACCATATCTTACTTCAATTCTTTTAGATGGAATGTTTTTAATAGGTTCAATACCAAGCCACGATCTTCCACCATCTTCTGTGTAATGATCAGTAACCATCTTTATTTTATCTCTATTTTTATATACTTCTTTATAATCGATACCAGGTTTAGCTAAAACCATAATACTAGTTTTATGGTCTGTTCCTAGTTGAGGAACTCGAAGATAGTGCACTCCATATCCTTCATCTTGAAGCATGGCTACAGCAGTTTTAAGTTTCGTTCTACTTACACCAATATGCCGCTCCATACCAACGCCTATATCAACATAGTTCTTTTTATCTATACTTTCTTTAAGCATTTGAGCAGTAGCTTTAGTTATATTGGCTCGTTCTTGTAGAACTGGATTTAATAATGATCTAACTGAGGATTCATTTCGACCCATTCGTCTACCAATTTCAGAAACAGAATATCCTTTATCTTTTAATTTTATTGCTTGAATGGCATCTAGCTTTCTTGCTTCTGCTTTTTCAATAGATATTCTTTTTCTAAGTTCAGTGGTTGTTTTCAATCCAAGGCCTTTGGCTATCTCGACTTCTTTGGCTCCATGTTTCTTTAACTGTTTAACTTTCCCACGAAGACTAGGGTTTCTTTGTTCTGAATCATCACCAGATCCCCAAGGATATCGACCAGAACGACGGGGAGTACCGTAATGTCTTATAACTTTATACATAACTATACCTCCCCGAGTATCGTCTTATCTATCTGTTTGTCGAATAAAACTATTTTTTCCATGATACGATAGATATCCTCCAAGAGTGGTTCATGAACTAATACTTCATCTAATTGATAAATCCGAAGTTCTATCTTTATGTCTTTTGGATCAACTTCATACTCTAAACAGAATAAAGCTGTATAAACTTCTAGTTGCCGCATAGAGGTTGGAGATTCTCCAGTCTTAAGATCATGAATCCTTAAAGTGTTTTGTCTAAAAGAAATAGCATCTGCAGTACCAAAACAATTAGAAGAATAATATAATAGTTGTTCTGTTGTCATTTTGTAACCGATAGCATCATTAACGTATAGATGCAAGGTCTTTCTTGATTTAGGAAGTTTTATTCCTAACTGTATAGCCTCACAGGCAAAAGAGTGAAGACGAATACCATATTGTGTAGATAAATATTTTTTAAATGTTGTATCTAGTTTCTCTTCGTTATAGTTTATCCAATGGTATCGACTTGGACTTAGGAAGGCGTGTTGCCCTTCTAGTTCGGAATGCTTGTTGAAGTTCATTTAGTACCTCCTCTTTATTTTCAGGACAGACAAAACTACCAAATGACATTTTACCAAGCACGTCAATGTAGTACTCTTGATTAGGTTGCTTTTTTTCTTTCTTAGATTTTTTACATTCTAAAGCAGCCCATCTATCTTTATGCAAAACTAATAGATCTGGAAATCCTTGTATGTAATTAGCATCATTCTTAAGAACTAAGCAAGAAGGAAAGCGTTCTTTAATCTCACTAATAAGACTAGATTGGAAAGAATTTTCTAACATAGAACTACCTCCTATTACATACAAAAAAGATAGGGAAAGATATCTCATTCCCTTCTATTATAGCATATGTTTTTGACGCGATGGTTAAATTTGTAAAAAAGTGTGTTCGTTGAAGTTTTTCTTATTCTTTAATGCCTGTTTTATTCCTAAATCTATTATGGCATTCGATCTAATATAGTAATAATATAGATCTTTAAATTTAGTATTGAGACGATCTATTCTCCCAGCTGCCTGGACTGTCATTTTATATGAGTAACTTTGAGAATAGAAGACTATACAATTTGTCTCTATACAATTCCAGCTCTCTGCCCCAGAAGTATATTGAACTAAATATAACCACCTCTTTGTGTTTGGGATTAGTTCGTGTTTATGCCCATTCCATTCGGCCATTGGTATCTTTATATCTTTACTAAATTCTTTTAAAATATCTAATTCATAATCGAAAGTATAGAACACTATTATTCTAGGATGTTTGGCAAGTAACCCATCTAAAATCTCGACACGACTCTTATCACTATTAGCAACTCTTCTTAAAAGATAACCTAATTCGCTAACATTCATTATTGGTTTATTCTTAAATATATTCCATTTTCGCTTCATTACTTTATTGTAGTCTTCTTTATTATATGAAGCAACGAGGGTCTCATAGAACGGAGTTGCTATTCTATCATAGGGCATATAGACCACTATCTCATTCTTAAGACGTATAAGTCTATTGGTTTCAAGATAGCGATCTATTCTTGGAAACTTAGAACGACTAACATACATAACATGCCTTCTGATAAATTCTGTTCTATTCTTATAGTATCCATTAGCGATAAAGACGGGAACATAATCCATCCATGTATCCCCAGGAGTAGCAGTTAAGATGACCCATAAATTATTCTTGGTTATCTTTAAGAAAGATTTAACCCATGTACCAGAGCCTATAACTTTTTGTTCATCAAAAATAAAGAATGCGTTTTCGACGCCAACATATTTTTTAATGTTATGCCATGAATCGACAACTACCTTTATTCCATTAATGCTTACTTTTGGATTTGTAGATAAAAGAAATGGTAAACATTCGCCTTCCCATTCAAGACTATCTCTTTTCTTAGCCGTTGTTATAATATACAAATCTTTTGGGGTCTTCATAGGTAAATATTTACCAACATCATTTATCTTTATTTGGCCATTACCTATCTTCACGAAGTAGTATGCTAATGCTGTTCTTGATTTGCCAGAGCCGACTCCACCACAAAGGATGGAGCCAGGCTTCAGCTTATCAACTGCTTCTAATTGATGGTCTCTAAGGTTAATGTTCATCGCTCTTGCAAGTGCCGTCACAAACTTCGCAGTTGCCACAACCGCCAATAGTATTCTGAGCACTATCTGGAACATTCATATATTTCTGTTCTAGTTCATCTTCTTCAATAATCACAGCTAATGATTTAAGATAACCAGAAACGCCAGACTTTCCTTTAACGTTCCAATTATATGGGCTGATCACAACATCTGCTTTCTTAATCTCCGCCCAGTCAAGTATCTTAACTGATGCTTCATCAATACTTGACTTCCCACGACTAGATACCATTATTATTCTTGGTGGTTTATAACCAAAGTTTACTGTTACTTGCAAGATAGGTTTCTTTGGCTCTCCTTCATCTAAAGGATCTAACCATCTTACATTCCAACCATCTTTCTCTAGTTCAATAGCTGTATCTACAGGTAACACAACGTTGAAATTCCTTCTGCCTATAGGATTAAAGTTACCTGCATTACCTGAGAAGTTACGAAAGATCAATTCCGCATCTTCCACCTTAACGTTATACGTTACTTTTTTCATTATCTTTCTCCTTTCAAAATGGGATATCCTCGGTGTTTATTAGAAACCAATCGAAACTACCATACTTCTCAATTGTATTCTTAGCCTCTTCTTTTAAAGAATTAAAATATCCATAATCTATATCATCCTCCTTACCTAACTCTTTTACAACTTCCGCTTCAAGCCATCGATAACCTTTAGAGCCTGTTGCTGCATAATATTTTCCATCTTTTTCTCTTAATAATATTCCTCCACCACAACCAGGTTTGATTGGGACAAAACTACCAACTCTCCCAACAAAATGATAATTATGTTCTCCTTCATGAAGCTTCTCATTCATATCAAGATACAAAGAAGAAGTAACTCCTTTTGTTTCGCATAGATCCTCGAACAATAATCTCTCTTTACTGAATAGAGTCTTGAATACATATGGATGTTGAAACTGTGCACCAACGGCCACCCATTGTTTATCTTTTTCTCCACCTTTATACCTAGCGATATATACAGCATCGTTTACTAAACAGAATTTATCATAAATATCCTCCTGTTCAAACGTATACCCATATTTCTTACCAAAATCGAAGATGAACTTTATTATCTTTTGTGTTGGTTGCGGTATCTTAATAGAGTCTGTCTTAATGTGCGCTACTGTAAATCCTTTTTCTTGAACTGCATGTTTCAAGTCAATCATGAATAATGCTCCGCGTTTTGCTACTATGTTATCAATATTACGTGGATCTTTAAATTTGTTCTCAAACTTCGCAGAGGTTAAACCATATACAATGTTAATTACAATCTTTAAAGCATAAGATAAATCTTTAGAATCTTCTGGTGTTGATAAATATTTAACAAGAACGCCATTTAACATCTTTTTAGCAGAATCATAATCTTTATGTTTTATAGCTATTCTTGCATCAAGAAGCTCTCTAAAGTTTTTAGTATATGGCCCAAACGCATTCATGTTGACTATGCTTGTTGGGTGCATAGATGCAATATCAAGAACAACCACATCTTCATATATACCAGGTTCAGAATAAACATATCCGCCTTCCCCAGTTACTTCGCCACGATAAGTGCTCTTTCCATGATCAAAAATATAGCCAGGGAAAGTTTTACTCAAATCAGTATATACAAACTTATCTTGTGGTTTACGATCCTCTCCAAATATAATTCTTGCAGTATGCATTTGTGTAGTATCATTAACTGCTAGTCCTGATAAATCTGCCAAAATTTGTCGTGCTACAAAATCTTGTTTTCTAGCATTAAACGTTGCTTCAGTAGCATCAACATCATTTCCACAATATTCCGCTACCATTAACCATTTATTCTCTGGGACAGGTTCCTCCCATTTAAATCCTAGTTCCTGGTGATGAATGCCTAATTCAATTTGGAACTTCTTAAGACTCTGTTTCAAAGATGAGAAATCATAAACGTCTGCATAAGATAGATTGTATGCTTCCCCAAATAAAACATTCCGACTCCCTTTTATTATTCTCTGACTTAACTGGAACAATTGCTCATTAGTATACCCAACATACCTTGCATAAAGAATATGATTATCATACCGACGATTATTAAATCCTATTAACTTAAATCTTAAAATCTGCTCTATATCGGCAGCGGTTGGGTTTATCATCGTAACTTTCTTTTTACCTTCTGGTTTCCAAACAACAACAAACAGATTAGGGAAGACTTCCACATCGAAGAATATAAGATCATCGCTTATATAATCATTCGATGGTGTGCTTGGTTCTTCAGATTTAAAAGTCATTTTAGCAACTAACTTAACACAATAGTCTGCTTTATTTGTGCTATTGTTTGCAAAGTTTAAAATCGCTGGACGCATATCAGTAACATCAAATTTCATACCAGATGTATATGCATCGTCTAGTATCTTAAATATAAAGTCGATACTTGATTTTGTTGATGGATGAATATCTTTTGCTAAATTCTTTTTAATTAAAGTTCTTAACCCTTTCTCATTTTTAACTGCTTCAAAGTTAATCATCTTTTTTCCTTTCAAGGGAAGACCGGAATTTATGGTGGATATTGGTATATTATTACACTTAATAAACTTTCTACGAAGAGAAGCATTCCCAGAAAATACTTTTATCTCTATGTCTTTACTATAAACCCGCTCCAACATCTCAACGTCGCCATCGTAAATATAATGAAGGTGAATTCCTTTTCCACTTTTACTAAGTTCGGCATATGTAGGCGGCCACTTACTAGCTGCTTCGAGATTCTTCTCAAGCGATTTCTTACCTTCTTCGTCTTTTATATCGAAATCAATAACAATATGGTTTAAAGGTAATCTGACAAAGTGAAGTTTCTTTGTGTTTATATCAGATAGTTTAGTTTTTACCCTTTCCCATTTTTCAGAAGGTATTTCATCAGTAGTCGCATACTGTGCCGCATAGTTTCCAAAGTTTTCTTCGAAAAAAGAAGTGGTGTGATCTAATACCAGAGAGTTTTGCTGTTCTTCTGACTTTGAGATGTTTTTGAATTTATCTGTCTTAAAACCCTCATAATGATTCCTTACTTGTTTGTTGTCTATACGAGTAACATCATAAAACTTTTTAAAATAATTCTTTAACTCTTCTCTAAATTTATGACGAGCTAATTTAAACTCTACTAATGCCTCATCACAATAAGTTTTGTACATCTCATATGCTTGCGACAGAGAAGTAGAGTCCTGCTCTTTAAATATATAATAGTTAGATTCAATAAAGTTAAAGAACACGTCTGTCTGGAACATCATTTCAAGTGGGCGATATCCCATATAATAATTCTTTCCTAATTCACGATATACTTCTAAACAATGATTTGCGATAGCGCCCAACTCAAAATCAATTTGAAACATTAAAGCTTGATACTTCTTAATAGGTAAACGTTTACCCGAAGGTCTTACGTCAATGAGTCTTCTAATAATACCAGACTTTGCATCAGATATCTTTACCGGTTTATTTGTTGCCATGAATAAGAAGCAGTTAATCCGCGACATATATGCAGATTTATACTTCTCATTCATTGTCATCTCCTCGTGGCTGACGATTGAATTGAGTTTCGTGTTATCCTCAATCTTCGACAAGTCGCCATCATGCTGTATTGCAACAAGGGGATTAGATTTAAAGACTTCCGTGGAAAACGCATTATTGGCTGAGGTAAGGGCTTTAGCTTCAAAAGTTGTATAATATCCTTGAAACAGTTTCTGAATGATATTAAGAACGGTTGACTTGCCCGCACCAGCCTCTCCATACAGGACGATAAACTTCTGAATATCTTTCGCATCGCCTGCAACAATTGCTCCCACGGCCCATTCGAGTTTGGTTCGCTCGTCTGGTTCATAGAGGGTTCCGATGAGTTCGTCATAGGCTTCATAACTTCCTTTCTCTAAAGCATATGGTAATCGTCTACTAACGAAGTCTTTCTTCTTTACTTCCGTGTTCGAGAAAGTTAACCGTTCATCTAACTGATGGGAATTATCAGATATACACCCCATATACTTTCTGAATTCAACCCACGAACGAGATGAAAAATCCCCCATGGATTTAACATGGACAACGCCATCTGTCTTGGAAAGAAGCTTCGAACGGTATGCCATAAGGTCTATATCTACTAATCTTTGAACGTCATATTCATCAGTAGACCATATTCCTTTCTCTTCATCCCAAATTGCATAAAACGATTTACCACGAACCATTAAATCTTTCGTTCTACATACTTTAAAATCGGGAGAAAGTTCAATTACACCGTTTTTAGTGCTCCTTTCTTTAATTTGATAAAAATCCACGTATTCACCCCTTAAAATAAGTTTGTTACAATGTTACACTTTTTTTGCTAAAAACTTTTTATTATAGTGTTTTTTTAACGTTTTTAAAAGTTTATAGAAATAGGTGTAACATTGTAACAGAATGCCCTCAAACCCTTGCGGCCGTAAGGCGGAGGACCATTTTGAAACTGTAACAAAACTGTAACAAACTGTAACAGAAATCACCTTTTTTCATCAATTATTGAATAATTTTGATTAATGTACTCAGAAAGTTGATACCACAATTCAACTTTTCTTTGGTCTTTTTTTGCAAATTTTAAGGGAAATAACCCGCCATGACCAAGACGGGTATATTCCCTATATATTATTTTATCTATAATTCGGTCAATTAAACACGTATCCCAGCCAGTTTCTCCAGGAATTTTACCAGATATACGTTTGTAGCCGCCTAATGTTTCTATAAACCAGTCGTCAGTATATCTAGATAATTCACAATTGTCCATCATTTCCCAAAAACATAAAGCGGCGTAACCTGTCTGTCCTTCTTTTTGCACAATCTCATCAAACCTTTTGGCAAGAGCAATTAACATTTCAAGCATATTACAACGTTCATGATATACACTAGATAAGTTAACTCTAAAATCAGTATCGAAATCATCTCTTAACCAAAGACCATCTTCCGCACGATTATCATCATTCAAAATATACCACTCAAACTCTCTATCAAATAATCGTCGCGCAAGTATCCAATAACTTTTATTTTTTTGTTCAACCTGTATGATCTTACATAACCAATTAAAATATTCATCAAGTATTTGGCCAGAAGATATTACGGTCGGCTTACTCACTAAGACCGCCTCTTTCTCTTTTTCTTTCCGTCGGCATCAAAGTCGACAATTTCTCCAAGTTCTTCTGTTAATTTTGATGCTGGTTCTTTTTCAGGAAAGTAATTTTCCCATACTTTATTAATTTCATAATCTACTTTTAGACGAAGATTACGAATATAAATTGCTTCCATTTGCCCAGGTTCAAAGTTTAGATTATCTATACCAAGAACCCCTTCCATATCCATTTCGGCAATAGCCGAACTCTCATCAACAAGTATACCATCGTTGTATAATGATAAACTTATTTTTTCAAATAATGGCATACCTTTGAGGAATTCCTCCTCGGTTATAACTTGGATAGAAGAGGTTTCGACTTCAGAGGCTTTACTATAATTTATTGGTTTACGAGTTGGGCGATTATATACGCCTACAGGACGATCAGGACGATTAGGCGCCTGAGCATAAGGTTGTGTTCTTTCTTTTAATTCTTCAAAATCCTTTTCTACTTCCTCATAATATTCAACGAACTCTTCTTTCATGTTTTTTGTTGCAATCTTATGACCTATAAAAGCGCCAATGCTTCCACCAATAAGAAACGCCAGTACAATTTTTGCTCTTTCGTCCATTTTAATTAACTCCTTTCAAAAAGTTATTTTGATTTTATTGCATAAACCGTAAAGGTTATAACCATCATGGCAACGGCACCTAAAGTAACACATCCTAATAGTTTCAGGTCGTGGTCTGTCATTTTAGTTTTCCTCCTCCATTTGTTTTATTATTTTTCCTTGGTCAAACTGTAATATTTTACCGCACGCCGCACATTTAAAACACATTGGCGTAAATTCTTGTACCAGAACGGGGCCCCTTTCAAATTTAACTTTACCAATCGGGATAAACAGGGCAAATCCGCATTTACATCTATACAGCGTAACTTTTTTTTCTTCTTCGTCGATCGCCTCAAAACTCCCAACCATCTATCTCACCGCCGAAAATAAAGAAGTAAAAACTTCTTTTATGTTATATGCGTACGTATAACAACCTCCGGCTGCTATAAGGCCCAATAAAACAAATAACATAAACACGGCGATGTTTCTACCTATAAGATTATTCATTTGTCTTCTCCTTTCCAAAAGATAGAGTTTTACTAAAATAAGCACTTTCGCACACATATTTACCATCTTCTTGTCTTTGATACAGAATTGGGTTTATACAAATACAAACAGCTACTAAATATAAACAGTTGGTATTATTTGCCGGGCAACCAGGGGAACAAAGTAAGGTTTGAGTATCAACTAAACTAATTTTTTTAAATCCTGGTGGACAAAACATATTACTCTCCTTTCACAGGTAACATATATAAACGTCCATTAAATCCTACAGTTAAAGATTTGAAATCGACAGTCCAGTGCGACTCGTCATAATAAGTAAAAACAAATGTTTCCCCGTTCATAAACTTTATATGAATAGAATTTTCGCCATTAGGCGCCCATTCGTTTCCTTTTGGTGTGTGTCGTATGTCTTCATCTTTAACCAAAAAGATTTCTCTAAATTTTTTAAAAACCGCATTGTACATTAACCAATCTTGCCTCGCTCTTGCTAACATTTTCAGTTCTTGTTCTGTTAAATAGGTGCCATTATCATGAAACGGTCTTTTATCGTCCATAATTTCTCTCCTATTCTATTTACATTGCAAGTGGATGACCATCGAGGAATCCTTTTTCACCAATACAAATAAGTATTGCCCAAATAAGAACGATGATCATAATCATATAAAAGTGAAAAGTAGGATCATTTATTATTTTTCTTATTTTAATTACCCCCTATGCCTTATTATATATTTAATGCGTTCGTAAATATCGTACGAGTATCCAAATCAACCATAAGCCGCCAGTGATAATTAACATGAACATATCAAACAACATTGATAAACAACCATATTTTTTCATTTTACTTTCTCCTTGTCAAGTTTTTCATTTTCATTTAACAAATACAACAGCGCTTTTGCCGCCTCATCATGCGGATTACCATCTCTTAGCGCATCTGCAAAGGAATCGATAAAAGATTGTAATTTATCTAGATTATGCCTTACTCCACCAGGGCCTACTTCAACTTGGATAAGGTCGATAATTTTAGTAAACCTTGCTTTTTTATCAGTAGGAAGAGTCAACTTTTTGTCTTTTAACTTTTGTGCTAACTCCTCACTTAAATCTGTTTCGTCAAGTTTGTTCATTTTTATATCTCCTTTCAAGAGATTATTACATAGTAATTCGCACTATCGCTCTTTTTGGATCATCCAAGGCAGCTAATAAATCTTCTATCTTAGTTTTTGCTAGTCGAGCAAACCCCATCCCATCATACACATGTGAATTTGTATATTCTTTTCTATTAGTCATTCGAACCACAAACACATTTTTATCGGTGATTAAATCGAAGAATTCTTCTTTTTTAGGAAATATTTGTTCGATTTTCATAAACGACTCTCCTTTCAAGAGATTATTCGCGCCAAACGAGTTCCATCAATTCCCCTTTTTTATTTTTTAATAATACGGTTTCTTTTCTATGTGTAAATAGAAAAAACATATTCGGCGAAACAAGACAATTAATATTGAAGATCGGCCAACCATTTTCGTCGCTTAATATTCTAGTGTCTGGATTGTAAAAATATGATCTAACGCCACGCCAAGTATACTCATCAATTAGAAGATCTTCTAGAAGTGTCATCTCGTTTTCTTCTAGAAAATCTTCATAATCGATTCTACCCAACCACATGTCTTTCATTATATTTGCCCCTTATCATACAAATATAATTCAGGATAGTTCAGAACATCTTGATCAAAATATCCCGAACCGATGGCTTTTAAACCATCTTTCCTTCATATCAGATTCCAAATAACACCATCGACATTGAAATCAAGAAGAATATTAGGTTCGTAACCATTTACAAAAGCTCTAGCTCTTGGTTTCGGTTCATAAGTATTTGCCTCAAATATACCAAAGTCTACAAAGTTGTCACCCTCGCCGATACACCATCCGACAACAGAGCCGGCTTGGGTCCTTGGAATATCAAGAGCATCATACACTTCATTTAAAAATACATGGCCACGAGTATGCAATAAATCATTGGCATAATTCTGTTGCGCTTTAAGGAAAATTAAACTAAACTCGGGTATTTTATTCCATCTATCAGAAGACTCATCGAAGAAACGTGCGTAGACGCTATACCCATTAGGATCAGCTACGGCTATAGTCTTCTTGACCTTTTTAGTCTTACCTTTCTCGTCAATAACATCAACGTCAATTGTTTTTTTCACAACACCATATCTAAACTGTTCATCTTTCTCAGCACCAAGTTCCTCAACTACCCGCTCGCGATACTTCTTGAATCCCTCATCGAGAGCTTTATATGCGGCCATTAGAGCTAAGTTCCGATTACTCATGATCTTATGTGCGCCCCAGATTAAACCAATAGAGAGTCCACCAAGAAGAATACCAGGCATAAGCGTCTTAACAAGATCTACACTTGTATGCGAATATGTGATCATCAAATCTTTACGATAATCAGATTCACTATACTTCTCGACTACATATATTTCTTTCGCCTGTTGGATTGTAACAATCTCCCGCTTGGCCTCATCGAGCAATAATCTGGCTTTGGGCACAGCTTCGTGCAGCATTATTGCACTTTTACCCACTCCAATAATACCCAAGACTATGAATATCTCGGGGCTATGTTTTTTAAGGAGTAGACTATTCCTCCAGAAAAGTCTTGTTCCTTGACTTGTTATAGTGTCTAAATTAAACATTTCTCTCTCTCCTTTTAATCTAATAATACTACTCTTGGCATATCAATGATAAACCCTCTTCTGGTTTGAGTAATAACAGCATCGCCTAAACTATACCAACCATATTTACCATTAGTGTAGTTATCAGTGTCCATTCCGACAAGTTCATAAAAATCACCAACTGTAGCAATGCCATATTGATCAATTAATATAACAAGTTGTTCTAATACTGCTTCGGCATCTCTACGTACAGTGAAAGCAATCTCATCAAAACTATGTCGACTTATTGAACGTGGACGAACAGGTTCTCTTCCACGGCTATCATGGAACCGATTATATGGCGTATATGGTTCTCTTGATACAAAAGATCTACCTCTGTCCCGTTCAATACGCCCTCGACCTTTTCTTTCTCCAAACAGTAACATCTCAACACTTCCGCTGACAATATCAGAGAAAGTATTTTTTACTACTGGTATTAGAATATCGTAGATAACGTATGACATAACACTATCTACGTCATCGCCAAGGAAAGTATCAGTTAATTTGTTCCAAAAGCTTTTTTTCTTAACTAATATCTTACCTTTTGTGATTTTTTCTAATTTCTTAGGAGCTTCTACTTTATTCCTAGTTACATGTGAGTTGCTAGGATAATCTTCCATTTTACGCACCAACTTCTTTATTCAGTATCTTTTTAAGTTTATTTGCTGTGTCAAATATCTTATCAAAATTAGCTACAAAGGTGTCAATCTGTTGATTGGAATTCCTTACTGCGGCATCACATACAATGCTCGATATTACGAATGTGCCTACAAATATGCTCGCTCTTTTAATGATATGAAGGCCTCCTGGTGTAGTGGCTCTAATTGCGTTATTAACTATCGCGCTCGCACCATACGAAACAACAAACCCAACACCAAGCTTAATAAATTCAATTTTAGTCATGGTTTTCTCTCCTTTCAAGATAAAAATAAAAGGGTACTATGTTTCCATAATACCCTTTCACCTTTTTAAAAGTTATTCTTCTGTCGCTTCAACTTCAACTGTCTCGATCTCGTCTTCGATATCGCTCTTATTAACTGCTTTAGCAAGGAGTATTACTCCTCCTATAGCAACTAAACCGATCAATACCTTCTTGACTACTCTCTTTACTGTTTCTGCATCGAACTTCATT